TCATTAGCTGGTGTAGGCATTTCCATTAACCCAGGCTCTGAGCGTTGAATAAAATCTGTAGTTGGTTTTACATATCCTATTTCTTCTAAATCTAAAATAGCTTGATTTCTAATATCCATCTGTGATTTAATATAATCTTCTATATTAAAATTATCAAAAAAACCATCATCAGCGAGTGTTTGCATTCCTTTAGCATCAATGAATATATCTTGATCTGTTTGGTTTGCCATACGAACAAGAGCAGCTCTGTCCTTTATAGGTTTGTCAACCTCAATCATTTTAGAATTTATTTTAGCAAGCTGTCTTTTTTCTAATTGAGTTAATCCATCTTCAATTTCATATGTTACGCTTATAACCCTATCACCTTCTCTTTTAATGTCTGGGTTTTTCTTATAACCTGGACGATACTTTTTCTGAAGTTCTATATACTTTTTAACTTCTGAAGGACTAATATCTGCACCTGCTTTACGTATAGCTTTAATACTATCTAAAGAAACAAACGGAGACAAACCATTATCAAACTTATCTACATTAGGATTAAAACCTGCAAGTTCGGAATTTCGTTTTGGTCTTAACAATGCTGGTTGCTCAGAATAACCAGGCAAGTTAGCGGCAATGTCAGGCAAACCACCTTTACGAATATCTTCCATAGGCATTCCTTGAATGGTACGTTCTTCAAGAAACTCTCTTTGAAGTGTATTTTCTTCTAATGAAAGTTCTTTATCAAGTTTTTCTTTTATACCTGGCGGAACATCTAAAGCTTTTTTAGGAACCTTCTTAGCTTTAGTAGATCCCTTCATTACTAATTTTAAAAGTTTACTGAGAGCCACCTTCTTTCGCTCCTTCCATTAATACTTTAGTAAGAACATCAATTCCTTTCATAGCTTCATTTTGATCTAACTGTTCTTGAGTTTTAATAAGATCAGTAATCATCTTGAGTGCTACAATAGTACGTTTGTTATTACGATCAGCTTCTTTTTCGTCAGCTTTCAAGGTATTCTCTGCACCAATCTTATAGGCATCAAGAGAAAGCTTCTGTTCTTTAAGGTCAAGGTCACGTTGTTTGAGTGCGCCTTCGACAGCTTCTTTGGCAAGTTGTGCCTGTACTTTTTGCTGTTCAATGTCAAGACGTTGTGCTTCCATTTGAACCATTGCTTGCTCTGGTGAAGGACCAGCTTGGGCAGCGGCTTGGTTTGCTTGCATAACTTGCTGTGCAGCTTGAGCCATAACCATTTCAATAATCTGTGGGTTCTGAGCATTTGGATCACCTTCAGGTGCCTCTGCCATCATGCCACGTGTTACACCTTGTATTTGTTCCTGATACTTCATAATCATATGCTCTTGGATGTTTGCCTGAAGGACAGGAGCAATACGTTGCATCATTGGGTTTCCACCATTCATAGGATCTTGCATGTACATAGTCTTGATTTGAATATGTGCGTCATGGTTTTGTCCAGCAAATGCTTTGATAGGCAATCCTTTAACCGCTGCTTCAATATCTGACACAGGATCAAGAGGTTGTGCTGCCAGTTTACTTGGAAGGATCTTATCAATGTTAGGAATATTAGCTGCATGTAATAATGTACGGTTTAGTTCTTCCATGTTGTACATGCCCGGAGGAGCCGTTTGAGCCAACTGCATAGCCATCTGTGTCATCATAAGACGATGTGCGGATGACGGAATGTTAGGATCACTGACCGGAACAACATCTACCCGCCCATCGAAATCACGCCTAAAGACATTTTCTGTAATACCTGGTACGTCATACGGATAACTGTTAGGCAAGAACTCATAGTTCAAACGAGCAAGAATTTTAAACTCGTCTTTTTGTGACTTATGCAGACGCTTATGAATAGCTGAGAAGAACTTGCTAGATGCTTCAAGCAAAGCCATAGTCGTACCGACAGGACCATAGTTAGCCCCATCTGTAATGACTTGCTCAGTAGTATCTGCAAACTTCTGACCTGCCGCTGAAATAAACTGTAGCATTTGTAACAAAGTATTAGATGGTTCTTTATATGGTAGAGGCACAATAGACTTGGTAAGATCCATGCCTGTTGCTTCTACTTCTTTAAACTCACCAGGTGCTACTGGATCATTGTCACCTACAATACGTACACCCTTTGCTTTAAAGCCGCCCGGAAGGTTTGCAAACTGTCCTGCGTCAATAAGGTTACGCATAGCTGCAGTTGCAGACATAGTAAGGTTGCCAAGGAAATGGATAAGACCTAGACCATAGAAGCCAAAGCCTGGAACAAACCGATAGTGTGTAAAGAACATTTTCTTTTTCTTTGTCTTGTCATCTTCATTCCAGTTACGGCGAATTGACAAAACCATACGTGACTGTTCTTCAACGGTTACAATATAGGGACAGGCATACCCATGATCTTCAATGTCCAGATAGCAGTGCTGCTCAAGCAACACATACTGAGGATCGTCATCGCCCGAAGGTGACAAGCCTAGAACTGTGTCCATCTTTTCAGTAAGAGCAGACTGTTCTGGTTGTTTAGCTTCTGGCAGATCTATTTCGGCGTACATGCCTGCTTCAATCTGACGATACAGTTCGTGTGGACTGCGATAGATTACATGGGTATACCTGTCAGCCCTGCGTAAGTCTGTGGCATAGTAGGACACGTAGAATTGATCTATGGGAACAAACTCACTAACAGGGCGTTCTTCTGCTGCGTCATAGTAAATTTTCTTAAACGCAGAACCTATGAGTGGAAGATGGAACAGCATCCTCTCAAATTCGTCAAAGTATTCAGGCATTTGTTCAGTCAACTGATAGTTCATATAGTTTTGAACACGTGACGCCTGACGTTGTTTATCTTCTGTAGCATCGCCTAGTACCTGTGTCTTGACAGGACCAGCGGCTGGGAATAATTCTTGAGAAGCTCTTGACTGAAACTTTACTGCAGATTCAATAAGCAATGGATGCACTGCAGTTGCTGCACCTTCAAATGGCTGAGTTGTTTCTTCAAGCTTTAGACCAAGTAGATCAAAGCCACGCTCAAACATAGATTCCCATTCAGAACGAGAATCTCTATCTGCTTCAAACTTTTCACATACCTGATTACCAATGTCTAGTAGTTCGTCTTCGTCCAGAGTTTCAACTAGGTTTTCATAGAAGCCGCCTTTTTCCATTACGGCAATACCGTCTTCGTCAATCTCAACCTCTACAGATCCAAAGTCTACTTCGACTTCGCCTGTTTCTGGATCTATTTCAATACTTACATTGTCTGTGGGATCTCGTTCAACATCCAGTGCAATGACATTGCTCACTGGTGCGTCAACCTCATAAGGGTTCTTCTCTGTTGCCATTATTTACGTGTCCTTGTAAATTAGTATTAATCAATTTTTATATTATACCCTCAAGTTCTCCAGTATGCAACCCTCTTTCTTGTTCTTGGCTCGTCTTCCCAATTAGGATCTTCAGGGTGGATAAGGTTCCAACTGTCCTTCATGTAATGAATAGCCATAGTCATACAGTCAACTTGGTCATCATGTGCGCCATTAGGGAATGACATACACTCTTCAAACAAATCGTCTGCGAATTGTCTGTCCTTTGGTAGCCACACACGCCCTGATTCCATCATAGGCGTTGAAGCGTATACTCTTGCAACCTTGTCACGGTCAGGTAGATAATCCAGTACAGGTAGACCTGCCCTTCTCATATCCTGTATAAGGGATTGTCCTGAAGCTTTCTTTTCAATAATACAAACATCGGGTCTATACTCCTGATATAATTCTTGGGCAATCCTACGCAGTTCAGGATATTCAAACCTCCCCCGGATGTTACCCAGGAGAATTAGATTGGACGTAATATGCTCACCACCGTACTCGTCCTTCTCAAACTGACTAAAGATACCCCAAGTCTGGATAACGCTGTAGTCGGCAGTCCTGCGGGTACTAAAGGCCGTGTCGTAGGTCTGGATAATAAAGTCACAGTTAGGCGGCTCGTCATCTTCCCACCATTCAATCCAACGCTTCTTGATAATACCACCGTCATCTGGACTAGGATCTTGCATATACAAAGAGT